TCCATTTCCTCTGCACTTTCGGAAAGTCCCACCACGTATTTCTGCGGGAAGGAGTAAAATTCCGCGCTGACCTCGGATCTGAGCAGCGTCCGAAGCGCTCCCTGCATCAGATTCATGCAGCTCCGACTGATCCTGGAATGCCCGAAGGGGCGCATTGCGTCCGGCCTGTAGGTGATCGGCTCCAGCAGCGGGGACGGTGCCTGATTCTTATCTACCCGCACGAGCCGGTTCCCCTGATAGAATTCTGTCCGACCCGCCACAAAGTAGGCATCCATATCCACGTTGCCGTTCTTGTCCCGGCTGATTACCGCATATCCTTCTGTCAGCAATCCGGTTATGGGATCCATCACGCCGGTTCCGTTCCCGCCATCGATGACCTGCAGCCGTGGATATCCGTCCAAGTCCTCGGAGATGTACACAAAGCAGCAGGAGCTTATCAAAGCGGAAAGCATGGCGCTGTCCGGTAGAATATCGCCATTGTTCATGGCAAAAATGGAATTCAGGTCAAAGTCATCATGTTTGAATTCCCGGAAGGACAGCCTGTCCGCCAGGGCGTCCACGGCCTTCCCGCACCAGCCAAGAGTTTCCGCTGTCCACATGAACTCAGACGGGATGATTGTGCGGAAATATTTGATCCCGTTTTTCATCTCGTAATACTTGTAGCGGAGTAAAACGCGGCAGCGCTTCAGCGCCAAATAATTTTTCAGGTATTCCCTGCCCTTGTATGCCGCCATAGGCGCCTCCTTCTTGGCATTACGGCCTCAGCCGCTTCTATAGACATAGCATATTCTTTCAGACGTATACATTTTTGGAAATCTGTTTTCGAGCCGCGAACTTCTCAGCGAGAAATATTCCCAGTACGCCGGTTGAAGGTCAGACACCGCACGGGGAGGGCGGTACGCCCCCCCTAGCTTGACCTGTACGCCGCCCAGTCGCAAGACTGGGGTAAAATGCGGTTTGAGATGGTCTCGTCTTCCTCGGCCTTCCTGTGACGTTTCAGAATCTTGTCAGACTTCTGCCTGTTGCATGTCCAATGCGCCAGCTGCAGATTGTCGATGTCACTGGGGTGGCCACCCTTTGCCACCGGAATGATGTGGTCGATGCACGGGGAAAGCGGGTGAGGATATCGCAGACTCTTGTCCACCGGCTTGCCGCAGATGCCGCACACCGTCTGCGTGGCCATGATCTTTGCTTTATTCCGCTCATAGGCAAGACGGTGGGAACCGTCCTTATCCGGCCGGTTGCGCTTGCTGGATGCCATATGACCCTCCTGAAGAATACAAAAGAGGCCAGGCTTTCCCTGACCTCTGATGAATGATTTTATCTATCATAACACAGATTGCAGGGAATTCAACCCAAAAAATTCTCACATTTCCGTTTTGCCGTACAGAGCAACGGTGAACCTGCACAGTGCATCATCCTTCCGTCTGTACACCGTCTTGACATCGATGTGCAGATCACCGGCCAGCCTGTCAGCAGCTTGCTTCTCCTGGTGAATGAAAAAGCGGTCAAGCAGAAGTCTTTCTTCGTCATTCAGCAGAGACAGCGCCGAATCTGTCAGAGAGACCCAGATTCTGGCCTGCTCCAGAGAACACTCCAGCTCTTCCCGGCGGACGATGTTGGACAGGTACATATCCTCCCTTCCGCTGCCTCCGCCCTTGGAAGGGGATCCATCTGATGTTGCGCTGCGGATGCTCTGCATTTCCAGCTCCAGCCTTCTGATCTCTTGCGGGATGGATTTGAGTGACAAGCGCTTGGGTTCATACAGTTTCAGCCTTTCAATGGCCGCCTGCTTCCAAAGCATATCCATGTGGCTACCTCCTGTTTTCGTTTTCGTTCCTAAACTTTACACATCTACAAGGCTTAGCTGACCGGCCCGCCGCCGGTGATTTCCAGCCGCCGTTTTTCCTTGCTCTTCGGCGGCATCCATACATATTTGAAATAGTGATATCCGTACTTTGTGGTTTTGACTTCCACCAGGGTGTAGCCTGTGGGTGCTCTGGGCGGACGCTTCGCAGAGTAGCCGCCACGGACATGGACTTCTGTAGCAGGCTCCCGCTCCGGCTTTTTTGCGTTTTTGGTTTGAAACCATCTGTGACCACCCACTTCCTTCGTCCAGTGGTCAAACAGGTAATTGGCCAGCCCCGAATAATCCCGGCCATGATCTACCCCGTCATAGTAATTGTGTTCTCGCAAGTGGGTAATCCGCTTTATTTTTCCGTATTTCCATTTGCTGGAAATACAGGTTTCCGGGATTCCCTCTGACACCATGTGAAAGTGAATGCGGTTTGTGCTCTTGCCCCTGCCCATATAAATGAAGAATACGGCATCCGGGTATGCGTATTGCAGCACCCGCTTGTAGTTGTCCCGGATGCGCTTTGCTTCCTGAAAAGTATGTACCTCGTGTTCATCGTCAAACGTCAGCGTGCTGTATAGGGATGTCGGGGAGAAGTTGGCCATGAAGTTCCGGAAATGCACCCGGCGGGAAATCTCTTTCAGGAATGCAGCGCGTTCCCCTGCATCTTTGAAGCGCTGCCGCAGCCGCTTTTCCGGGTCATAATCATCTATATTGCGAATGCAGTCCGGCACATTATAAACCAGCTGCTCACAAGCAACGGCCACGAGGCCATCTTCTTCCTCTCGAACGTCGAGAGCGCGAAGTGGTGGGCGCGCGGCATAGGCTTCTTTGTGAACGCCTGGATAGCCATACCCTCCATCATGCTCATGACCACGGGCATACTCTCGAACATCGACACGCAGCTCTACGAGGCGGCGTCCATAGACGGCGCGGGCAAGTTCACGCAGTTCCGCAAAATAACTCTGCCCTTTGTCGTGTTCTCGATAACGCCCGTGCTCATAGGCCAGTTCGTTGGAAACTTCAACAACTTCGGCATCTACTTCTTCCTGCGCTCGGGCCTGCAGAGCAACTACGCCGACTACTTCCTCGCCAGCGACACCGATCTGCTCATAAATTGGCTCTACAACCTCTCCGTCAGCAACAACTACTATTCGATAGGCGCGGCCATCAGCCTGGTCATCTTCGTCATCACCGGCACGCTGTCGCTCATCGTCTACGTCCGCTCCGCGGCGTATAAGAGGGAGGAGACGTTCCAGTGAAAAAAGAAGGCAGCATCAGGACGGCGAGGATCGCCGACAACATCATCACCTACATCGTCCTTGTTATCATCTCGCTCATATTCCTTTTCCCCTGTGTCTGGCTCATCGCGGCCTCGTTCTCGAAGAGCGGCGACATACATTCCTTTTCCGGCTTCTTCCCGAAGGAGTTCTCTGCCCAGACTTTTGTGGACCTGTTCACCGACGACGTGAACGGCCTCTATCCCTATGGGCGCTGGTTCCTCAACACTCTCTACGTTGCGACCATGACCTGCATCATCGGCACGCTGCTCACCATCCTGACGGGCTACGTCATGAGCCGCTTCCGCTTCCAGGGACGCGACACAATCCGCAAGACCACGCTGCTCCTGGGCATGTTCCCGGGTTTCATGGGCATGACCGCGGTCTACATCATCATGGGCCAGCTGAACCTGCTCAACAGCCTGGAATCGCTCATCTTCTACTACTCCTGCACGGCGCCGCTGGGCTACCTCGTGCAGAAGGGTTACTTCGACTCTATACCCTACACCATCCACGAGGCCGCGACCATCGACGGCGCGAACCAGCTGCAGATCTTCACCAAGATAACCCTGCCGCTGTCGAAGCCCATGCTGGTCTACACCGCGCTCACGCAGTTCGCCTGGCCCTGGAGCGACTGCCTGCTGCCCAAGCTGCTGCTCAAGGAGCGCGAGATGTGGACGGTCGCCGTCGGCCTCTACTCCATGCCTGACACCCAGTTCGCGCGTTTCGCCGCGGGCAGTGTGTTCATCGCCGTGCCTATCGTCATTCTCTATTTCTGCCTTGTGAAGAATATCGTCAGCGGCCTCACCGCCGGCGCCGTCAAGGGTTGATATGAAGAGAACAAGGGCAGGGCTCATAAGCCTGCTTCTGATACTCGCAATGCTGCTCTCCGCCTGCGGGGAGCAGCGCCGCGAGCCGGAGCTCAATATCATTGACGACAAATACCGCAACTGGTACGAGGTCTTTGTCTACTCCTACTACGACAGCGACGGGGACAGGATAGGCGACCTCACCGGCCTCGCGGAAAAACTCGACTACATCTCAGACCTCGGCACGAACGGCACCTGGC